ATAATGATTTTTTAGTTCATGATTTTGTTTGCATAAAGTTTCATCTCTGGTAACAAGTACTTTTTTGCTATTGTTATATTTATTAACTAACGCACTATGTAGTTTTTGTGTATTGTTATGGTCAACGTATATTGATGGATGCACTTTAGATATATAACGAGATTCATTTGGCAATTGCGGTAGTGAATTTTCTAAATCTAGTAACTTATTAATGATTTCAAACTGCAAGTCTGGCTTTTCTGTAAATTCATAGTCATCAAAAATCTTTTGCGATTTAACCGTTATATTTTCTAACCTATCCGAAGATGATTTTACTCGTCCATCATTTATATTACGTTGATAACCGTCTTTGCCATATATTTCATGTGCAACTGATATCAGTGAGCAAATAAAATCGCCGCCGGCGCCTGGCTCATACATGACAACAATAGTATTATCTGATACCTGTTTTATAAAATCTTCTATTTTCATCTTATCTCTTCTTAGGCGTTTTTGGTTTAGGCTTTTTAGTGTTCTGATAAATGTCGCCTTCGTTGATAACTCTAAATCGCATGCCACGTTTATTTGCCCATTTTGTTGCTGCTTCCCACTTCGCATAGTTCACTACTACTTGTTGTGCTTCTCCGCGTTTTCGTGCAAGATCGGGTCTACTCTGTGCTGCAGGTTTAATCTCTATTAATTCTGCATGTTTCTTGCCGCTACTATCTAAGTATGTCATAATAAAGTCTGGAACATAAGATGTTAACTTGCCGGTTAGTGGGTGCTTGTATGTAATTCTTACTGGTTCACTTGCCCATGCTAAGACATTAGGGTTGTTATCACAAAACTGCATGAAGGTTAATTCCCAGCTACTCCTAAATGTAGGAGCACCTGCCCCTGCATATTTGTCAGGGTTCATTACTTTATATTTACCTTGGTGATATTTACTCATTTAATAATAGCTCTTGCGATATATTTATTAGGTTCAGATCCGGACGTTGTGCCAGTTTTATAACCAAATCGCAATGCGCTATTAATTAAGAATGAACCTAAATCGTTCAATTTGAATTCGTTTGATAGTTGATCTATCAAGTATGCTGGCGTAACGTTATATTGTTTCGCTACACGTATTATTTCACCTGCATGTTTCTTTGCACGTGTTTCTGTGAAACCTTTTTTAACTAACTGAGCTACAATAATATCAATGTTCATTAGAAAAATCTCCCTAACCCACCTAGAACTTTATTTTTAATTTTAGTTATCGCTCTTTGTTTGGTATCTCTAACGGCCGTTTTAAGTGGTGCTAGTAAAGGATTAGACGTTATAAAGTTTCTAAACTCATCCTCTATGTTCTCAGCCGCTGATATTTCATTTATTATAGGTATTGCTAGTTCATTTACCGGATTGGTATCTGATCTCATTGTATTTTCATTTGCTTGATTTTGAAAATCACTTACTCCACTTTGTGGATCAGTAGCTAATGAAGTTGCCTGTTGTTCAGAGCTAATACCCAAATTCATCCAGTTTGGAATTGCTGCTTCAGTTTCCATAGCACCAAATACTACATTCTCTGGTTGTAGTGTTATGTCAATAACTCTGGCTTCGCTAACTGCGTAATCACTATTAGAAAATGTAATAGATGTAATTACTGGATTAACAAGAACAATGCGTTGTGCATGACCACCGTTCTTCTGATCACCGAACCAGTGATAGATTGTAACAGATGAAAAACTTCTGAATGCATAATCTGCGTCTACTATTTTTCTACCAGAATTTGTAGTAGAATTTAATTCATTTACAAGTCCGGTATCAACATTCATGTCTTGATTTTTAAAGTAGCGTTTATATAGTTCCTGTGCGAAACTCATTGTAGAGCCGTCTACTTTATCATATAGAGATACACTCACTTCTGGAAATTCAACACGTGTTGGTACATAAATGCGTCTACCGTACTTATCGATTGGTTGTGTTTGTGTTTGAATAGTAATCGGAGATACAGATTTAGCATACGCAGAATATTCTTCTGCATTTTTTCCATCTGTTGTCTTAAATTCTAAGAACCATTGATTGGTTAGCTTTGGAGCAGACGAAATTGCAGATCCTGGTTCCCCACCAAATCCGAATTTCTGTCTAGCTCCGCTGCTATCTCTGATTATATCAGCCATTATTTAAACCTTAGGTTACTATTATTCGCCTAGAGAACCACTGCCGATGCCGCCTGTGAACTGGTTAGTTACTGGCATAATGTCTTCATCTGTGAATATTGCGTTATCATACTGTAGAGTAAGCGAAATAGTTACTGGATCTGAAACTGAGTAATCTGACTGTGAATAATCTGTATTTGTTAGGAAACAGCCTTCTAACTTCCACTGTTCGATTGGCGCACCTGAGTTACCATCTAGTGTTTCAATTAGCATACCGAACTTATAATTTGAACCTGATGCTGGACCAGTTTGTTCTTTATGGTTTAGCTGTGTCTGTAGTTGACGACCAACTAGCTTTGTTAGACTGTTTTGCACATCATCGCGTAGTGTAACTGTTACTGGTTCCCATGTGTGCTTGCCCATCATGTACATACGTGAGTTGTATGAATCTACTGGGATTGACTCGTGTGAAACTTTTGGACGTGTTACATTCATTACCTGACGTGTAAACTCTGTTGGTGATGGGTTTGTTATACCACCGAAACCTGTTACTACAACACGAAAACGATAGTTTAGTTTTGGTTGTAGGATACCTTTGCCTGTACCTATTGAATCTAGTGGTACACCGAATTTGTTTAGTGTTGACATTCTCTTATCTCCTGAAAATAGTTATAAACTATAGTGTTATACAAGTATTTATCTAATATGTACTAAATTAAAGTTGTAGTTAATAAAAAACCCCGCTTTAAGCGGGGTTTCTTGTTTGTTTGTTAAAACTATTTTATAGTGCTTCGCCTGTGTTGCGAATACGTAATGGAATATAGATGAATTCAACTGCTTTTGCTGGCTGAATTGCAACATCTACCCATAGTTCATTTCTATCAATACGTGCTGGTGTGTTATTTGTTTCGTCACATACAACTAAGAAGTCATATAGACCACGATTAATAACAAGGCCTGAACAGAAACGTTCTACTGCATCACGCATGTTATCACGTGTGATTTTATCATTCTGTTCGAATAAGAAACCACGTGATAGTTGGTCAAGATTGAAACGCATGTAGTTAATTAGACGTGCTACGTTAACACGGTCTGTTGCTGATGCATATGACTGAAGTGTTTTCTGACCATATACTACTAGACCTGTGCCTGGCATATCTGCGATTGGGTTCATTCTGTTTGTGTATAGAACGTCACGCTGACCTTCTGTTAGACGTACACGTGCGAATTCATTTTCATCTGTTACATAACCAACTTGTGAAGCATTTGATACAACACCGCGTGTTAGACCTGCTGGCGCAAACCATGGGAATGACACTTGGTCTGAGAAAGCAAATGTGCGTAGTGCAACTGCTGATGCTGGGATTACAACATCGTTACCTGATAAGTCTGTTGATAGACCATGTGGGTAATAAACACCTGCGTATGCATCTGCTGGAAGATTTGAATCTGCCCATGCTTTCATTGATGTCGAGTCTGACTTCAGTGTTAGTGGAGCATCACCAATTACGAATGCGATTTCTTTTTTATCTTTGTTAAGAGCAATCATTTCGTCCATTAGCTCTGGGTAACCAGGTGCTGCAATTAGATTGAAATATGTTGCTTCTGAACGAATACCATCGTTTCCTGCTACTGCTGCTTGCATTGCTTCTACAATCATACCACGTGTTGCTTCTGAGCCAAAACGACCTGAACCATCTAGGTTTAGACCTGATGCCCATACCCACTCGCCATTTTCCCAACGCTTAACGTTGTATGTTGAGTAGTCCATGTTTACTAACATGATGTTTTCTGGGTGTAGTTCTGCGTTTGGAGCATCTGCGTGTGATGTACGTGCATTTGCTGCGCCGTTTGCATCGAATGGAGCTTCGTTTGAGTAGTGACCGAATACAAGACCGTTCGTTGATGATTGGTCTGCATTGTCTAGTTTAACCCACTCTGAGCCGTTCCAACGATATACTGTTGGGTATGGCATTGCATCGCCATCTACCCAGATATCACCAGCTACTAATGCTGATGTACCATCTTTACGCTTTGTTGGCATACCTGAACGTAGTTGTAGGTCTGCTTGACTTAGACCGTTAGAGTCTTCTGACCATGCATACTTTGTCCATGCCATTTCTGAACCATTGAATTCGTTACGTAGAATTTCAATTTTTAGGTCTGCATCAAACCATAGCGTGCCTTCAGCGATATCACCTTTTGGTTGTTCTGCTGATGCTTCATATGATAGGTCTTCCCATACTGATGCTATGTTGTCTGCTGTTGTGAAACCTAGATCAGTTTGACCCGATGCGAATGATAGTGATAGCCACTTGCCATCAGTTTTAGTGAAACGTACACGGTTGTTACCGATTTTTTCAACACGCACATTCGCATTGTTCAGTGTTGGGTCTGATTGCATTGTTTGTATTGCTTGATCAAGAGCTACACCTGAGAATGAGAAACCTGAACCTGCTAGATTGAAAACTGTTGTGATTGATGAAGTGTCTGCAATTGCATCACTGGTTAGTACGTTTTCAGTTGCGCCACTGTGACGGCGTAGTTGAATGATACCTAGTGATGAATCGTGATGTGTATATACATCACCTTCTGTAATTAAGTCTGCTGATGCTAGATCATCTGAACCATAAACTGGTGCTTCAATTGCTTGAAATAACCCTGCTGCCGCATTGTATGCTGCTACTGATAGTTCAATACCACCACCTTGTGATGTTAGTCGAGCATATACATCGCCTTCTGCGCCAGTTGGTGCAAATTTAGCAAATGAGAAGTTAGGTGAACCAATGTCACCTAGTAGAACCCAGTTAACGCCCACTTTTGACCAATATGTGATACGTGCTGTTGATGTTACAACTGCAAAGTCACCTGTTGAACCAAATGTGTTTGATGGTGATGCATAACCTGATGCATTAATGCTTTCTACATTACCTTTGCCTGGTTCATCATTTAAAATTGCTGGGTTTGCTGCTACCCAATCTGTGCCATCATGTTTGAATAGACCAAATACTGATGAGTCTGTATCATGCCAATATGTGCCGCCTGTTAGCAAACCTGCTGGTTCATTTGATGATGCTTCTAATTGTGATAGATCCATGTCTGCACGAATAACATAAGCGTTGTTAGATACGCCTAGATATTGATATGCTGCTAAAAGACCATATTCACTTGTTTCTGATCCTTGCACAACTGAACCACCTACTTCATAAAACTTTGGTTCACCAAAAGTTTCAACTAGTTCTCGCTGTGAAGAAACAAGATACGCAACGCCAGCGTTAGCTGGGATTGTTCCGGCTGCGATTGCTGAGCCTGATGCGTCTGTTTTGTTTGCCGCTGTTGCTACTACAACTAACGGTAGGGTACCTTGGGTTGCTGCCGCGTACTGTGACTCGTCAACTACCATTACTGATACACCTGGGGATACTAATGTCGCCATCCTTGTTCTCCTTGTTTGAATATACGAATTGCTAGTAGTATTTATGAAAAAACGAGGATAATAGCTGTTTTTGAATTAACTACGTAGACAATGTTTGTAATACTTAGCTATGGGAAATATAATTGATTAATTTACGAGTATTAAAAGCTAACTCAGATAGCCCACTATTATTATCAATAGTGAAGTCTGCCATCCATTGTTCTAAGCTCATACTGCTTTTATCTTCAGGAGGCAAGTGATCACTTCTATCTACCCAGATGCAATAATCAAATACTCCTGTATTTTTCATTGCAAAGAATTCACGCTTGTTGCGTAATCCACAATAGATATCGTATTCTTTAAACATTTCACGCCCTAATGTGGCCGCATCATTGAGATTATATTTACAGATTGCGTCATACCATTCTGAACGGTGAGAATGTCTATCTGCATAGCACTCTTCTTCATTAGAATAGTTGTATTTTACTTTAAGCATATCATAGATAAAAAGTTTACTACAAAACTGACTACTACTTTCAAAGGTATAGCCATATTCGTCACGCAATATTTCGCAAACAGTATCCTTACCATGTCGTCCATGGCCAATTACTAGTAGTTTATGTTTTGTCATTTATAAAAGCCTTAGTACAACGTTATATAGGATAATAGTTACTATTGATCCAAGTAACATACTGTACCAGAAACCAACGTAACTTATCATTACCCCAAATATAACAAAAAACACTAAGGATGTCAAGACAAAATACACAGTTTCAAAAGAAAATTTAGAAAATGTTTCAACATCAACGCCCGCATACCACATGAATATCATTGCTAAGAAGGCGGTAAAAGGTATACCCATGAGCAATGAAGCCAGTGTCGCATTACGTTGTGCAACTGTGCTGACTGTAGCTACAAGTATACCTGATATTACTGCTTTTAATAAGAATTCCATATTCTTATTTATTGTGTTATATTATAGATATAGTGTGATTTTGTTTGAAGTCAAGTAATTAAATTAAAAATCTGATTCAATACCGTTGTTAGTATATGTCTTACCGTTAAATCCGGCATCCATCTTTTCAACGTCTGTCATATTTTCTGAATTGATACGAACTCTTGGATTGAATTCTGGTTCGGGATTAGTCGCTTGCTTCTTGAACAAGAATGTTAGCCATGTCATGATTGACTTCACTGTGACCTCTTTCATCTTCTCTAACTGCTATAACTACATCACGTAGTCTAGCATCTGATTTCAAATTGTAGTAGTCGATTGCTGTTTGCGGCGCTGATATATTTTCAACTGCACCAGTGTCGATTTGTTCTAAGTATTGTGTGTAACTTACTACTGCCTGTTCTTCGAAATAACCTACCATACGGTGAGCAACTTTTGGGAAGAATACATAAAGAACAAAATAGAAATGCCAGAATACAAACTGCGCAAATAATATAAGCATACGCTCAAACCAATTTGGCTTTGCAATTTCAATGAATATCATTAGATGCATACGTTCGTTTTCTGCTTCTTCCAATAATGTTTTGATCCAACCTCTTTCGTCTGCTTGCATCTTACGCAAACTGCGCAAGTGGCTCCACATACCTGCTACCATACCCGGAACACCAGCTACTGTTTCTAAAACAACTGCGCGGTGCCCATATCGTTTGGCAAAGAACGTGTCTGCGAACCAGCGCAAGAATAATGTGATGCCAAGTGCTACTCGGTCACCGAATGTTTGAGGGATGTAATGTTTCATACTAGTACTTATCTGAATATAGCACAGAAAACATGAAATATCAATGCGATAAATTGTAGCAGTTAGCCGATTACAAATCCTAATGGCGCTGAACCATCTTGATAATTCGTCAATTCAAATTCTAATTTTTCAATCAGTGCATCTGCTTCTGCTTTCATTTCTGCACCGTTAAGTGTCACGCCGCCCTGTGCGCCCGGAAGTGATGAAAACTTACCACGTGCTTCACCTAGCATACGCTTACAATATGCAAGTGCATAATCACGAATCCAAGACTTGATATAAGGGTCAATCATAAGTTGGTCTTCGTTACGTTCTAAGTGTACATGTACAAGAACAGTTGTATCGGCTCTCATTCTGCGTAGAAGTTTTAGTTTCTTTGTTACTGGATTCCAAATGTATTGAATATCTGTTGCCGCAACACGGTTAATTGTTTCTCTGTATTGAGCAAAAAAATCGTATGTTGAAGCGCCGCCAATATGATTATTTGTCATAAAATAAGAGTTAGCATATGCTAATTCAAATGGATCCATATCATTGCCACCAGAAATACCATTACCAAATGAACGATTCCAAATCTGTTTCACTTCAATGATTTCTTCAGGTAGCGAGTATTCTGCAACGTCTTCTTTTAGTTCAAGCGCATAGAAGTCTTCTTCTACTGAATTTTCTGAGCGTTGTCTAATTTTAGATACAGCTACATCAAGTGCCACATCATAGTGTTCAGGATCCAATTCAATATCAATCATACCATCGCCAAGCAATAGTCTAATTTCTTTAATCACATCATTTCTAATTTTATTACGGTTCTTAGGCATTGATAAATCTCCAATATACAGTATTTATCAAATATACCAGATATGGAAAACCCATACTATTATTAATAGTATGGGCTTAACGTTAATTTAAAAGTTTTT